TGGTGTCCGGCAGTACGACCGACAAGCAGTTCACCAAACTGATCGAGGAGATCGGCGAGTTGGCCGCAGGCCTGGCACGCCAAGACCAGGTCAAGGTGATGGACGGCATCGGTGACGCGGTGGTGGTCCTGACCATCCTGGCCGAGCAGATGGGCTTCAGCATCGAGGCCTGCATCGAGATGGCCTACGACGAAATTAAGGACCGCAAGGGCCGGATGATTGACGGCGTTTTTGTGAAAGAAGCCGACCTGTAAAAAAGTGCTTGACTGCTCCATGTGTTTTTGCTTTACAATGGCAAAACCATCACAAACACATGGAGCAATTCAATGCCTTCTCCCCGTATCGAAGCCGCACGCCAGGGCCAGCGCAAGTACACCGGCAAGCCCTGCCCAAAGTGCGGATGCACCGAGCGATATGTCATCAACGCGGCCTGCGTTGACTGCACCAAGGGCACATCCAAAGCGGCCCAAGAGGTCATCAAACAGCACTTGCAAGAAGCCGCAAAGGCAGGTGCGTGATGAACTACTACGAGCACCACATCGGTGACTATGCGCAGGCAACAGCGCATCTCACCTTCGTGGAAGACGCGGCCTACAGCCGCTTGATCAGGAAGTATTACGCCGAGGAACGGCCACTCCCTGCCGATCTGAGCGCCGTCCAGCGCCTGGTTGGGGCACGAACTCGGGAAGAAAAATCCGCCGTGCAGACCGTGCTCGAAGAATTTTTTTTCCTCGAGGCCGATGGCTGGCACAACAAGCGGGCCGATGCTGAGATCGAGCGGTATCGTGAGAAATCCAGCAAAGCCGCCGCTTCCGCGAGGGCCAGGTGGGATAAACCGCAATCCACTGGCAATGCGAACGCTATGCGAACGCATACCGAACGCAATGCTCACCAGACACCAGACACCATACACCAGACACCAGTAAAAAATACAAGGGACAAGCCCTTGTCATGTCCCGACGGTGTCGGTCCTGAAGTCTGGGATGGATTTTTGAAAGTCCGCAAGGCAAAGAAGGCACCAGTCACCCAGGCGGCATTGGCAGGCATCGAGCGTGAAGCACGCAAGGCAGGCTGGTCACTGAACGCGGCATTGACCGAATGCTGTGCCAGGGGATGGGCAGGATTCAAAGCGGACTGGGTGAAGACCGAGGCCGAGAAAAAAATGACAGTCAACCAGGCATCAAACCTGGCTTTTGCAAGAGCAGTTTTTGGAGATGAAAGGAAACTTACCAATGACACCTACGACACCATCGACATCACACCAGGAACCCAGGCGCCTGCCGGACTCTTGGATTCAGAAGATCTTTAACACCATGCATGCGCACTACGGCAGTCGCTGGACCAACATGTGGAAGTTGGGCCAACTGACGCCAGACGGCATGGACACAGGCGTCATCAACGCGATGAACACCTGGGCAGAAAAACTCGGCGGATACAAAGACCATCCAGAGACGCTCAAGCGAGCCATGGAAAACCTGCCGATGGAGCCTCCGACATTGCCGCAGTTCTTGCAACACCTGCGACATTCGTATGTCGAGCCAAACACTCTGCGACTTGAAAAGCAGTGGACCGCTGAAGAACTCGAGCGTAACAAACAACGCGCCGCCGAGTGCATGGAAAAAATTCGTCACATGTGGAGACAGCCGAAATGAGTGAAGCACTTGAGCGAGTGATCGCAGACCAGCAAAAGCAAATCGACAGCCTGATGGCCAGAGACAAAGCAAACCTGGAGGCATGGGTGCGTGAAAACGCAAAACGAGAGCGAGTTGCATTGGCCGCGTTTGGCGTGTTAAGCAATCCAGAAAGCCCGGAGTGCCACTTTGAATTGAAGCGTGCTGTGATGGCATGGGGTTATTGCCCGACATGCGAATGCAGTCCATGCGAATGTGATTACGACTAAGGAGAAAACATGAACACGATCAAAACCATTGGCGTCATCGCCTTCATCGTCCTGGCATACGGCATTGTTGGCCAGATGGATTACGAGGATGCAGTCAAAGAAGAGCAACACTACTGCGACATGGTGCGCGATGGCCACTGGCCGCACTACAACAAAGACATCGACTGCAAGATGGTGAGGGGGATCAAACTGTGAGCAACATCGACAAAGCCGCCGAGCACTTGGGCGCTAATGCGCTAAAGATGATCAAACTCATTTTGCTCAAGCACGACGCCGCGATCATTGAGGCCAGTCAAGAAGCAATCGAAGCCGCAGTGCTGGCCGAGCGTGAGGCGTGCGCAAAGTTGTGTGAAAGCATGGCCATTGAATGGGAGGATCAGCCTGAATTTGCTCAAGTTGAATTGGCAACAATGATGGATTGCGCATTGGCAATACGATCAAGAGGCGATGCATGAGAAAACGAAGCAAGTACAGACCAAAGCCTGTGCCTGCATTGCCAAAGATTTTTCGACACAACAAAGAGTCGGACATTGCATTGCAGTTGGTGCCGCATCAGGAACTCGAGAAGTTCAAAACTGGCGAAGCAGATCCTGTCACATGGAACACGGTGTGCTTCAGATTGAACTGGGGCTATGTGATGTCCGGCGATCACTTCGATTCTGTTGAGGCACGCGAACTGATGGAGCAATCACTCAAGGCAATTAGGTCGGTGAAGGACCGGCACGATCGCACTGGCAAGTGGGGCACGACAGGCGAAGAGTTCAACATCATTGGCCAGGCGTTGAACTTGACTGACGACATGCAGATGAACACAACCAGGAGACAGCAGGAGGATTCATTGAACACACTTCTGAGATTGAACGAACTTAGGAATCGAGGTGCGTTTTGACATACGGCAACGCAAACCAAAACTATCAGGACAGGCAGGGCGTCGGCGTCAACATCGGCGAGGAACTCTTCGAGCAATGGTGCGAGCGCAATGGATGGAATTGCACGCGACTGGGGTTCGATGAGAAGTTCGCCAATGTTGGTGCGTTCTACAACCTGAACCCGGTGCTTCGCAATATGCCGGACTATGTGATCCAGCGCGACGAGCGCACCTTCGTGGTCAATGTCAAAGGCACGGCCAACATCAAAGAAAAAGAGCGCGTGCTGTTGCCGCAATTGATCGATGCGTACTCGACACAGAAGGCGCCGCTGATCTACGCATTCTGCATTCGCAATCAGCGCATGAAGTTTGCCGAAGCAGAGCACATCATCGAACTCTATGACATCGAGTCAGACAAGCGATGGCCAGATGGCGTCGTGTATCGAACAATCAACTTGCTGTGTGTGAGGTGAACATGGGACAGACATTGATGTTTATTGGGGCCATGCTGATCGGCATGGGCATTGGCGTTGCACTGTCAGCGGCCATTCTTATTTTTTACCTGGGAAAAGCGAAATGAAATTTGCACGAGTATTTGATGTGGCCCGCTATGGCCAGATCGTGATGATCAAAAAACAAAGCGATGAGGGTGCGCCTGAGTTGCGATTCTTTTGCCAGCCTGAAGGCTACGGCGTGTGCTCGTTTGCGATCGGTTGGAACGACGACGAGCATGCCGAGTCCAAACTCAACCAGGCATTCGATGCCATGGTGATGCGCGAGGCCATCGAGATTTGCGACGGCTACTTCAAGCACATGGCCGCATCGGCGCAAAGACATTGACGCCGCGTGAGAAGTACGAGATCGATGTCACGCTCCACGATGGGCGTGTCGTCGGCTCCTGGTCCCGCGAGTGGATTGTCGAATGCGAGGCCAGACACCTGTTGTCGATGCCACTGCACAAGCGACGCGACCAACTCGATGAGCGCGTGAAAAAACGCGGCGCCAAATCGGTGGAAGAACTCAAAGCCGTGATGGCTTCGATGCACGCAAAAAGGAAAACATGAGAGACGAACTACAGCACGCGAAACGCATCCTCGACATGACACGCGAAGGATGGAACATAAGCCCACAACGAATAAATTGGGCGCTCGAAAAAACGGGCGACATCGTTGCGGAAAATTCAATGATGATGCAAAATCAATGCAGTGCAACTTTGCACGACACTCGAGGAGATCATCATGGGATATGGCAAAGACAAAGGCAAGAAACCTCCGAAGCGATAAGCAGTGCCTGATGGGATGAGATGAAGGGGAAAAAGCGCGTGCATTTCGTGGCTGTCAATGAGCAGGGATACCGAATCGGGTCGTCCCACCACAATGCCCGCCTCCCGGATGAGGTCATAGACAAGATCCGTGACATGCACGAAGACGAGGAAGTGGGCTACCGCAAACTGGCCAAGATCTTCGACATCCCACTCAGCACCATCAAAAAAATTTGCAAGTACGAACGACGAGCACAAACCCCGGACAGATGGAAAAAGATCATCGATGACAGCGAAGACTGAAAAGCGACCCAAAGGCAGGCCACCAGAGCCAGTGCCTCAAGACAAGATCGATGCGATCTGTGAATGGATCGCTCAAGGTCAAACCCTGCGCCAGTGGTGCCGTGAGAATGGCATCCACTACTCGACCGTGTACCTTTGGCTTGAGAAGGACAAAGATTTTGCTCAACGCTTCGCGCACGCACGCGAAGTGGGCCATGACGCCATTGCGGACGAAGCGCTTGAGATCATCGACACCGAGCCAGAGCACGCCGAGTCTTGGTCCAAAGAGGGCGGTAGCAAACACCGCGACGGCGCTCATGTGACCTGGTTGCGCAACCGGGCAGAGTACCGCCTCAAGTTGCTGGCCAAGTGGAACCCAAAGAAGTACGGCGACCGCACCACACTGGCTGGTGACCCTGACAACCCGCTGATGGAGCCGATGGACGACACCCAGCGTGTGGCCAAACTGCAAGCGATCCTGGCCACGGCACAGGCGCGAAAGGCCAAGAATGGCGGCGGCGTTTGACCCGGCTCTGCTGGCGTACTTGACCGACGAAGAACGCGCAGAACTCGACTCCCTACTGACCAGCGACAAGACCATCTGGCGCCCCCTGCCTGGGCCTCAA